AGAGCTACCCCAGCACTACGTCAGCAAGAACGACTTCCAAGACCGCTGGTACGAGGTACTTAAATCGCTGCACCGCATCGAGGACAAGCTAGACCAGAAGGCAGACAAATGAATTATGGCGGACGATCTTGGATTAGGCGCTGGTGCCAAGGGGATCAGCGAAGGGTTTAAGACAGGCCGCGAGGCCGGCAAGGAGATCGGCAAGAACATCGAGGATGTTCAAAAGGAAGCGATTGAGCTTGCCAAACAAAAAGCGCAGGCCCACGTCAGGGAGCGCAGAGAAGCCGAACTTAAAAAAGAGCGCGCCATTTACAAGGCGCTGGAAGAGTACCGGCACAGAAAGAAGATCAGCGACGATGAGTACAAGCTACGGGTGGACTTTGTGAAACAGCACGGCACCAAGGAGTGGCAGAAGGTACTTGACATCAAGGCAGAGATCGAAAGACTGGAGAAGGAAGACCAAAAATTTTTTGACGCCGAATTGGCAAAAGTGAAGTGGGTTCAGTTCTGGTGCTTCGCCGTCGCCGCTTGGATTGCGTATTATATTGTATGGGGAAGTAAACAATAATGCTAACACTAATATCAACCGCGCTATCTTTTTTGATGGGTGGACTACCAAAGCTACTGGACTTCTTCCAAGATAAGTCCGACAAAGCACACGAACTGCAGCTCGCCCAACTACAAATGGAGCGTGAGCTCAAGATGATGGAGGCTGGCTTTGCGGCTCAGGCCCACGTCGAGGAGATTAAGACTCAGCAGGTCGAAATGCAGACCCAAGCCCAAGAGCGCACCGCCATGTACCAGCACGACATTGAGATCGGCAAGGGCGCCTCGCAGTGGATCATCAACCTACGCGCCTCCGTGCGCCCAATGGTCACCTACCTGTTCGTGCTACTGTTAATCATCGTCGACATCACCTCCATCTGGTGGGCGTGGTCGACTGGCATGCCGTTTGCCGAGTCCATCCCATTAATCTTTGACGCTGACGAGATGCAGATCCTGTCCGCCATCATTGCGTTCTGGTTCGGCACGCAGGCATTTAAGAAGTGAAGATAAGCGACAAGGCCCTTGGTATGCTCAAGCATCACGAGGGAGTTAGACAAAAACCCTACCGGGACGTGGTGGGGCTGTGGACGGTTGGCGTGGGTCATCTGATGTACCCCGAACAGGCCAAGCTGCCGAACAAGCGCGTTAAGGGCGACGAGCCCATGATCCGCTCGGAGTTTGAGATCAAGCCGCAAGACAACCGCACATTCTCCATGGAGGAGGTCGATGGAATACTTAGACAAGATCTGGTTACTTTTGAGCGGGGAGTGGAGCGGCTCTGTACCGTACCTCTTAAGCAAGGTCAATTTGACGCTCTGGTATCTTTTAGCTTTAACATTGGTCTGGGAGGCCTACAGCGAAGTACCCTCCGTCAGAAGGTTAATCGCGGCGATTTTGAAGGCGCCGCCGAAGAGTTTATGAAGTACACCATGGCCGGCGGTAAGGTATTTAAAGGTCTGGTGAATCGTCGCAACGACGAGAAAGCATTGTTTTTATCCTAGCATCTGGATATAATTTGCATTAGTATAGTCTAATCAAAAAGGAGGGTGCGATGGGTAAAACCGTGTACGCCTATATTTGCCTATTTTTTGTTGTAGCTGTAGTAATATTTAACGCGGTGCAGCATAAGGAAACCAACCCGTTTCGTTGGGTTGATCATTCCACCATTGCTTTAATTGAACACTTTGAGGGCAAGCGCCACAAGGCCTACCGTGACAGTGAGGGTAACTGGACGATTGGGGTGGGTCACCTCATCAAGCGTCAGACCCGCGATTTGCTTCATAGAGAGCTTTCTGAGGACGAAGTAATAGCAATCCTTCACCAGGACCTAGAAAAGTGCTCTACGGCCCTGGAATCGTCTTTAAACGTGGGTATTAACAGACCCCAGATTAATGCCTTGTTAAGCCTATGCCATAACATCGGCCCGGATAACTTTGTCAAGTCTGAGGTAATGAAGCACCTCAACGAAGGAAATATGCACCGCGCCGCGGACTCGTTTATGAACTGGAGCAATCCTCCAGTGCTTAAAAAACGCCGTCAGATAGAGCGTACACTGTTTTTAGCAGGGGCGTAAACCCCTGATTTTTTGCATTAGTAAATATAAGGGCTGATCACCCACTAACCTCGAGGAAACCATAATGGAAGACTTTAAAAAACTACCTAAGATGCAGTGCTTCAAAGAAGGCGGAAGCGTGCGCAATCCTATGAAAACTGGCGGCCTAGCCAACAAAATGTGTGGCGGCGGTAAGGCCTACAAAGAAGGTGGTCACGCCGAATCTGAAGAAATGAGCAAGGACATTGCCCAGGATAAAAAAATTATTAAAAAAGCATTTAAGATGCATGATGAGCAAGAGCACAAAGGCGAAAAGACCGATTTGTCAAAGCTCAAAAAAGGTGGCCGCATGAAAAAAGAAGGCGGCTGCGTAGGTCGTTATAAGGCCGGCGGTGAGGTTGTGAATGTGTACGAGGCTAAGAAAAAGTCTGGTGACAAGGACGCGATCAAAAAAGTAAAACAAATTAAGCCTACTAAAGCAGAGGCCCCATCTAAGGCAGCTACTTTACCGGCAATGGAAGGAACCACCAACGTAATGAAGAAAGGTGGTGCCACAAAAAAGTATGCTGAGGGTGGCTCACTCAAGCCAGTGGATTCAGAAGAGAACCCCGGCTTAGCTAAACTGCCCACCAACGTACGCAACAAAATGGGCTACCAGAAAAAAGGTGGCACCATAAAAAAGTATGCTGACGGCGGCATGGTTTCCGATGTTGAAAAAATGCGTTTAGCCAATCGTGCTAAAAACCGCGCCATGTTAAGCCCATCACAGCAAGCAGAACTAGACCGCCAAGAGGCTGCCGCAGCAGCAAGAATGGCAGGTCAAGGCGGGGTAAGTGATTCCGAGCGCGGAATGCTTGGAAGAATTTTAGGCCGTAAAAAAGGAGGCAAAGCATGCCGATAAAATCTGAAGCCCAACAAAAGGCAATGTACGCCGCAGCAGCTGGTAAATCAACTCTAGGCATTCCTAAAAAAGTTGGCAAAGAGTTTGTAAAGGCTGGTAAAGCACAAGCTAATCTACCAAAACGAGTACCTAAAAAAGCAGCCGGCCGCGGGAGATAATCTTGGCGTATTCTAATACGACTGGCCAGACAACGATCAATGTTGACCAGTTAATATCATATGCATATCGTGATGCTGGTAAAACTGCAGAAGAGATTACGCCCGAGTATATTGAGGCTGGTAAGCAAGCGCTTTTCTACAACTTACAAAACCTCTCTAATCTGGGCGTTAACCTTTGGCTCTTGGAGAATCAGCTGTACGGTGCTCTGACTGCACAACAGCAGCTTTATCTTCCCAAAACAGTTATCGATGTTCGTGAATCAAACTGGGTTTATATTATTAATTCACAAGCATCCGAGTACTTACCAACCAACAATCCACTATCACCTAACGCATTCCAACAAAACCTTGATTTGGTGGCAACCTCGACCATCAGTGAAAACTGGTTAGGTTTGCAGTACCAGCAAGCCCAACCTGTATTTTATGTAGGCTGGAACGGTTACGCGGTTGGTGGTGGTACAACCACCTATAATTTAGCATACGAAGTCAGTGATGATGGTGTGACGTGGACCACAGTAGAAACATTCCCCGAAGTCACATTAAAAGATCGTGAGTGGAAATACTTTAATATTGCCATCACGCCAAATCATTTGTATTATCGTCTGCGTGAAACTGTTGCACAAACATTCTCAGTACGTCAGATTGTATTTTCAACCAGCCAGCAAGTGATTCCGTTGGCTCGTTTAAACCGCGACGATTACTGGAACCTACCTAATAAACAATTCCCATCGGTACGCTCATTGCAGTACTGGTTTGATCGCCAAATTTCGCCGTCGATGTACCTGTGGCCCGTACCTAACAATGACTTCCAAATGTTTCAGCTTGTCGTTGAAAAACAGATGGAAGATGTTGGCACACTAACCAATCAAATTTATGTGCCAGACCGCTGGATTAACTGTGTACAAAAACAGTTATCACACAGCATGTCATTGCAATTACCTGACGTTGAAATGGCGCGTATTCAATATCTTGAGGGACAAGCTCAAAAAGCATACATGGACGCGGCCAACGAAGAGCGCGACAAGTCGCCCATTTATTTCCAACCCAATTATAGTTATTACACACGATGACTAACGCATATGTTCAAACCTACGACAATTTGGTGCAAGACGTCATTAATTATATGGAACGTAATGACGCGCAATTTGTTGCACAAATACCCAGTTTAATTGGTTTGGCTGAGTCGGCAATTGCTGCTGAATTAAAAACGTATATTCAGTTAACGGTGGTTGAAACAACACTGGCACAAGGTCAAAGCATTTTAGCCAAACCAGCTCGGTGGCGTAAAACCATTACTACTACGCAGTCAAGATTATGTGGCGCAGTATCAATCTGAATCTAGCCCGGGTTTACCTTTATACTACGCCGAATACGATTACAATAACTGGAATTTTGCCCCTGTTCCGGATCAAGCGTATCCGGTAGAGATTATTTATTACAGTGAAATTCAACCATTGGATTCCACTAACCAACAAAATTTATTTACACGCGAGGCCCCACAGGCCATGTTGTTTGGTACGTTGTTGCAGGCACAGGGCTATTTGAAAGCCCTTGATAAATTGCCAGTATGGAAACAATACTACGCTGATGCAATTGCCGCTTTGAAAAAAGAAGACAACTCCCGTCGCATCGACAGAAATACTACGGTCCAGGAACCTTAAGATATGCCTATTTATACATCACCCTTTACAGGCGACGTTGTTCAACCAACGGACGTATCCTACCTACCGTTATCATTTAGCTCCGATACTCAGTTGTATTGGCCGGCAGTGGTTAATCCAACCCAAACACCGGCAGCACGTATTATTGACGCGGTAGCTTCAGCCAATGGATTAACTGTATTGTTACCAGACGCAACACAAGGCGCGCTTGGTTCTGATATTTTATTCCGTAACTTAGGCGCGTACTCATTCATTGTCACTGATGCGGCCGGCGGTCAATCAGTAACTGTACCGGTAGGTATTTCTAAATATTTTTATTTAACTGATGACACATCCGTTGGCGGCACATGGGCCAACCTAACGTTTGCAGCTGGCACATCATATGCAGACGCAGCCACATTACAAGGCGCTGGTTTAACAACCATCTCCGGCAAATTAGCAACTACTCAAAACGTTGCAAACATTTCAGTAAATCCTGTTTTAAATGATGCTAGTCGCGCTACCACGTTTGTGTGGCAAAGCGGTAATGGTGTGTTTAATTTACCATCCGCAGCGTCATTATCAACTGGTTGGTACATTGGTTTTAGAAATAACGGCAGCGGACAAATTGTGGTTAACCCACAAACGCCCTCTACAATTAATAACCAAATTAGTATTACATTGTACCCCGGAGATTCAGGGTACATTGTATATGACGTAAGTTCTAATAATTTTATTACAGTTGGGTTAGCATCACAATCAACCGTTACATTTAATGCCGCAACCTATGATGTGGATTCCATCGTTGGCAATACCTTGGATTTGTCAGCGTTTGCGCCAATTATTCAAAATTATGTGGCACAATCAGGAACTAGAACCGCTAGTTTAGATGTTGTACTGCCGTCCATTACACAATTGTATGTGTTGGTTAATAACACCAATCAACCTGGTTATTCACTAAATTTTAATATTGTAGGAAGTTTATTACCGCCATTTGTTTTAAATTCTGGTGGTGTTGCTGTAATTTTAACAGATGGCACAAATATTTTCCTATTAACGCAAGGTTCCGCCGGTATTTTTTATGCGGTAAATGGTTCAGCAGCGGCCCCATCATTTTCATTTAATAACGATACAGCAACCGGTATGTATTTAGCCGGCGTTGGGCAACTTGGTTTGTCTGCTAACGGCACAGAATTAATTGATATTGACAACACTAACATATTACAACCACTGGTTACAGTAAACGCCCGCTTAAGAGCACAATTAATTGATGGTGGGACGTTCTAAACATGGCGGCGGATACCCAGAGACAGGATTCGTCACAATACACATCGATTTATAGCCTAAGAATACAAGCAGGCATAAAACGTGACGGAACTGTATTTCAAAACGATCAATACACCGACGGTGTGTGGTGCCGTTTTCAACGTGGTGATCCCAAGAAAATGGGCGGGTATCGTGAAATATTTCAAAGTTTTAGCGGCATTTACCGCGGCTTAGTTAACTTACCATATAATGGCGTTAATTATATTTTTGCTGGTAATGCGTTTGGATTAGACGTATTTGATACGGGCATTACATTTAGCGCCGGATCAGGGCCTTACACAGCAAACATATTGCCAGGTCAGGCCCGTGTTCCGATTGTGTCTAGCGTTGGAACTACGGTTGATGTTGCAGGTGATCAGTCCACCAACATCCCCGCTGGCACACAAATTATTTTTCAGCAAACTACCGGCGCAACCGTTTATACTGTATCAACCTCAGTATACGTTAACCCAAACACTACGATTGATTTTGGTGTGGCAATTCCAGCCGCGCCCACTGAGATGTGGATTGCCAATGCGCCAGTATTTACGCCCGATCCAGTCAATGGTCCTTATCGTAATTTGTGGCAGTTTGATTCTCAATTTAGCCCGGCCGATAATGTACAGTACGTTATTGCACATCCCGGTTTAAATTTAGTTAATATTGATAATGGCGTTCCAACACAAGTTTTGGTTGGCAACACTGCACCACTAACCGGCAATACATGGGATTTTATTGGGCTATCAGATAGCGCTGGTCAAAACCCAACGTACAAACCAATTAGCGTGGACGGCGGTGTTTGTGTGTTATATCCATTTATATTTGTTTATGGATCACACGGATTTATTGCAAATAACAACGTTAGTACTATTTATGGGCAGCAAACACTATTTGATTGGAACGGCACATTTGCCAATCAAAATAACGTAGCTAGTTCTAAAGTTGTTAAGGGTATCCCCGTGCGCGGTGGTACCAACGCACCAGCCGGATTGTTCTGGGCAACTGACAGTTTAATTCGTGTGACGTTTAACTCGCAGGCTCAGCAGTTATATTGGTCATACGATATTGTTTCTAGCCAAATCTCTATCATGTCCTCAAGCTCCGTAGTGGAGATGGACGGAGTGTATTATTGGATGGGCGTTGACCGGTTCTATGTATACAACGGCCAAGTTACCGTAGTTGACAACGATAAAAACGTAAACTATCTCTTTAATCATATTAATTATGCGCAGAGACAAAAAGTTTGGGCAACGAAGGTTCCACGGTACAACGAGATTTGGTTCTTTTATCCGCGTGATGACGCAACGGAATGTACCGACGCTATTATTTATAACGTAAAAGATAAGTTGTGGTATGACGCCGGTCAAGCAGTTGGTGCTCGTCGTTCTTGTGGTTATACCACCGAGCTATTCCCAACACCAATCTGGGCGGGTTGGGAGTACAATGTACAATATAGTACACCATTTACTGTAATTAGTAATCCGCCAAGTTTAGCCGCACCGGGCCCAAACCAGTTTTATTTAAGTGGTGATCAGACCCAATTATTTAGTCCTGGTGATTATGTTTCACTATCAACGCAGCCTCAGGATTATATTTATTTAATTACAAACAGCCAAAACATTTATAATCTAACAATTGGCACCCCAGGTGTAACATTGGTTACCGTGTCTGAAAATTTTGCAGTGCCGGTTATGGATGGATCAACCGTTTACCATATTACTGGTGGATATTCTATTTGGCAGCATGAGTTTGGTGTTAATAAGGTAACATTGGGCGGAGAATTTGCGGTTTACTCCAGCATTACAACCAGCGACATTGGCTGGTTGACAGGTAGTCCTAGTGGTGAAGCACCGGTGGGTATTAACCGTCGTATGCACTTGCGACGGATTGAGCCTAACTTTTTACAGACTGGCACAATGGCCGTTACTATTTTGGGACGTAAATTTCCTGGTGGTCAAAATGAAGAAAACTCAGGGCCATTTTATTTTACGCAGGAAACTGGTAAAATTGATTTGCGCGTAGAGCACCGTTTGGTTCGTTTAAAGTTTGAGTCCAATGAGCTTAACGGCAATTATGAAATGGGTCGTAATCTAATCACCTGCGAGTTTGGTGACGAGCGCCCATGAGCTATAAACAGACCCAGGCCTTTTTTCCGTTTGTTCCGGAGCACATGACCTGGGAGGACTGGAACGGCAATTTTATTATGTGGTACGGGCAAGAAAACATACCGTACATGCCCAATGAAAATGATTGGCAGATGGTAGCCCAAAACATTGCCAGGTCGCCTACGTTTGGTAAATATCCCGTACCAAACCCGTTAACGTATGATAACTGGCAGGACTGGGCCAGGGAAACCACCTTAATTATTAACGGCCCAAGTCGTTGATTTAGGGCGACAAACGTTGTATTTTTGCATTAGTATAAGTAGAAGTATTTAACCAAAGGAGATAGTATGCACGGCCAACAAACCCTAAAATTTCTAAATGAAAAAGCAGCGGCTGATGCCATTATGGCTAAACATAAGTTTGATGAAACTGATCCTAAATTGGAAGCAGAATTTCAAAAACTTTTAGCAGCCAAAGCAGCAGAAAAACTAGCAAAATAATTATTTTGCGAAATGACTCCATCTGAAATTATCCGCAAGGACGCGGCTAGGGAAGATTACGACGCAGATATTGTGATTCGTAAAATTCATAAACTAGTATCTAACAATGCCGCAATTTTATTGCAGGCAAATGATTCTTTGCTATTGTTAATTGCGCTTCCGGATAACGACGCTGAATTGCATTTGTATACGGCCGACTCGCCATTAACCTTGGCCAAGTCATTAAAGGAGTTCATTCAAAAAATTCGTGACTCAGAAATTGAAACTGTTTATGGTAGTGCTGAGATTCCACAAACCCTGGACCTCTTAAAACGTCTGGGCGTTGACGTTCAACCGTCCGATAAAAAGAATTATTATTGGATGGCCCCCGCTGATAAAATTCAAGGAAATATATAATGGGTGGCGGAGGAAGTTGGAATCCCGTTAACATTGTTTCAGATGCAGTTTCCAGTGTTGGAGATGCATTAGCATCAATTGATCCAGGTCCTGCAATTGGTAAAGCTGGCGCCGAACTTGATACATTTGTAAACAGAGAAATTCCGGGAGGCTGGACATTACCAGCGGCAATTGCTGCCATGTATCTTACGGGATATGTTGATCCGTCTATATTGGGAACAGAGGCTGGCGCTACAGCAGCTGGTGAGGCGGCTTATGCAAATGCCATAGAGGCGGGATATTCGGCAGCGGAAGCAACTGAAATGGCTAACGCAGCGGCCGAAGCATACTCCTTGGGTGAAGGCGCCGCAATGAGTGGCTCAGAATTAACTAGTGCGTTTGCTAACGCTCCGACAATGGGTGAAGTTGGTGCGGGTTTAAGTGAAATCCCCGTGGAATTAACACCGGAAATGATTCCGCCAGATATTCCAACGGGGCCAGAAATTTCGTTGGAACAAGGACAGGCGATTGATTATACAACGCCATTAGACAGCCTAGCCCCGACTCCAGCGCCAACGCCAACTACAGCTCTTCCATATACGGAAGCATATGATGCAATTAATTTAGCAAAACAAGGTATTGGCGCTGATCAAATTGCTAATATATTAACAACGTCTAACTCATCGTTGGCGCCGTTTATTGCGCAAGATATAGCAACTATGGCATCAAATGGTTTGAGTGAGGCTGCAATCAATCAAGCATTACAATATGGATACTCTGCATCAGAATTATCTCCATTAGGTTTAGAATCCATGTTGCCGGGGGCGGATACGTCCTTAATACCCCAAGAATTAAAAGATGCGTTACGTACTGCCAATACGGCTCGTAATTTTTATAATTTATTAAGTGGTGTTGGTGGCACTCAAGTACCTAAAACGGGTGGTTTAAATTTAATGCCCTATTCCACACCAACGATAGGAACCACCGGAACAGCAAGTTCTATGCTTCCTAATTTAACCGCCGGAGTTGTAAAAGGACAACCCATCAATTTAGATATGCCAATGTTTGCGGAACCTATGGCGCCAATTAATGCTGCTGAAGGTGGATACATTCAACATTATGCTTCAGCTGGGGAAGTTGATTCATATACCGACACAAACTATCAAGACACAGTAACCGGATTAGCAAAACTAAAACCTAATTTATTGAAGGGTAAATCAGATTTTAGTTTGCAAAAATATTGGAACCCACCAACAGACCATTACGCTGAAGGTGGTGAAGTAGAACATAATCCGGAATTTTTTAGTGAGGGTGGACTACAGAACCGCTACGTTAAAGGTGATGGTGATGGTACCAGTGATAGTGTACCGGCCATGCTGGCAAACGGCGAGTTTGTTATCCCCGCAGATGTAGTATCTGATTTAGGTAACGGAAGTAACGATAGCGGCGCACAACTATTAGATGAATTTTTAAGTGTCATTCGTAAACACAAACGTCAAGCGGATGCCAAAGATTTGCCTCCTGATAGCAAAGGCCCACTTGGTTATTTGTTGGAAGCAAAACGTAAAACTAAGGTGACATAAATATGGCAGGACTTTCTAATTTTATTGCCAACAAAGGCGTACAACAAACCACACTACCGTCGTGGTATGATACGGCCCAACAAAATTTAGTCAATCAAGCAACCACAGCTTTTCAAAATGCACCTCAGCTTGGGCAGACTGTTGCTCAAGGTGCAATCAATACGTTGGCGGGTCCTTCTACACCGTTTACTCAAGCACAAAATACCCTCCAACAAATCTCCTCCGGTGCCGCTAATCCTTGGATGATTAGCCCCACTGGTCAAGTTACTCCAAATGTAGCGACCCCGCTCGGTGGTTTATTTTCCGCACAACAGCAGCAGTTAAAACAACTATTACCTAACATTACCGCAGCTCCAACAGCTGGTGGTATTGGTATGGGCCAGTTTGGTAGTTTGCGCTCACAAACCGCTGCGGACAAAGCAATTGCTGATGCGCAGGCTAAACTGTTTGCAG